TTTACTTTGATGAAGCACATAATAGTGTGCAGAGAAACTTCTTTCCTGCTACTGAGTATTTCAGTAATGAGGCAGATAGGTGTTATTTCTTTACTGCAACACCAAAACATTCCCTTACAATTAATAAACCAGGAATGAATGATGGGTCTGTTTATGGTCAGGTTCTGGTCAATGTTCCTGCACCTAAACTGGTTGAGGAAGGTTATATTCTTCCTCCAAAAGTTGTTGTTAAGCAATTGGATATGGTTCAGGATAAGCAGATGATTGCCGACCGTGATTGTCAGAATTTGATTGAGACAATTGATGAGAACTCACTGGATAAAATCCTGATTGCCGCACGTTCTACCAAACAGATTATCAAACTTCTGAGTCAATCTGACTTTTATTATGAACTGACAAAACGTGGATATTCTTGCCTGTATATCACATCCAAGACTGGTGCCGTGATTGATGGTAAGAAAGTCAATCGTGAGGTATTCTTTGATACTCTGAATGCATGGGGCAAAGATCCTAGCAAAAAGTTTGTTGTTCTTCATCACTCTATTTTGTCTGAGGGTATTAACGTTAAAGGACTTGAGGCGGTATTGTTCATGAGAAACATGGATTATATTGGTATCAGTCAGAGTATCGGCAGGGTTATTAGATTGGGAGGGTCTCAGAAGACCTTTGGATTGGTTTGTGTTCCAGTCTATGATAAAGTGGGCATCAGCACTGCTAAGAGTGTTCAGGCAGTCGTAGACACCGTATTCAAGCAGGGTCAACCTGCCATCTCTGTTATCCGTCGTTGAGGTTATTATGAAAAAACTATCACCATTTGAAAAAGCAACAGAAAGATATCAGAATGCTGTAAAAATGATATTTGTGAAAAGACAATTAAAAAAAGAATTACCCCCTCGTGGTAGTGCTGCTTATAGATATTTTTCTGATCCAGATAAAAATCCACCATCATATTATAGTCTTGTGGAAAGTATTGATAATATGTCTCTCGAAGAATGTAAAAATCATCCCGCTTGGAACTGGTATTCAAATGTAGGTTGGGTGTAAAATGAAAACCACTATCGAACTGGTTCAGGAACTTCGTTCTCTTCCTGATGCCATTTACCAAAATTTCTGCAATCAGGCGAAGATGGTTGCCTTAGAATACCCTTCTGCACATGGAATTGACTGTTTTGCCCGTGGTGAAACAATCGAATACGGGTTTATTGATATTGTAGGGCAGTATATTGACCTGAAACCTAACAAGAAGGAAGATTTCAATGATCCCGATGGCCGGTATGCCCTAGAGCACCTGACGGACGTAAAAACGCAAGGAAAGGGGTTTTTACCACGTAAGGACAAGAAAGCGATGTTCTATTCTAAACAATGGGATATAAAAAAGACTGCTAGTGGTGCAAAACAGTTTGAATCAAAAGCACACTCATACATTCTAATCGATCCTATTTGTGCTAGAATTGCTGTAGTAGATACCAGTGTGTTCTATCGCAAAAGATTTCGCATTAACACCGCACGTATCTCATTCAGTGTCAAACCACAGGATGTTTATATGATTTACGATGGTATTACAAATGTGATTGATACTGAAGTTATTCCTGACCCAGATGCAATCTATCGTGAAATCTGGAAAAATGCAGGAAATAAACTAGAAGCACTGACCACTAGACTAACTGTCCACCAGGAGCAGAAACCCTGCTCCACTCTGCTATAATACAAAGGTAATCAAGGGAAAGCACCATGAAAGTTGCAGTGACTCTTTATGAATCTGGAACAACTTTTGAAGAGGTTGTTATTGCCCGTGATTATCAACAAGCAAATCAGAAAGCACTTGCACGTAATCCTGGGTCTACAATTATAAGCACCACTGCTATTTTTGATCAACCTGATCATAATACTTCTTGGACAGAAGAATCTTCATATAATGAAAGATATTCTTCTTCTGATTCTTCTTCTTCTAGTGGATTTGGTGGACTGGCAGTTCTAGCAATCGGTGGATGGATTGCTTGGGAAGCATGGAAATTTGGTTCGGCCATTATTGTGGGTGCTTGGCAGTGGATTGTAAGTGTTGCACAAGGGGTATGGGGATTATTCTCTTGGATTCCATTTATGTCACCACAACTTGTTATTGGTATTATCTTTGGTTTCTTCCTTATTGTTCTCATTCTTGGATTACTTGACGACTAAATTTTCAAACCACATGTTCATAAGTAGGAAAGAAGAAAGGTTTTTATATTATACATAATGGTAGTAATGCCATAGTTTAAAACTGTATAAACAATCACTTGATTATATCAAAAAGTATTCTAAAATCAAAAAGAAAGCAACCTCTTCTCTTGAACAATTTCTATGACTGATAAACAACAAAAGCGCAAAGATGCACTTGGACTTTTTTATGAGAGTGTATTGAAACCTGATCATGAGCTTAGAAAATGTGCTCACAATCAAGAATGTTTCTTTGAGTTAATGGAATGGAGAGCAGATATATTGGAATATCTTGATAGTTGTAGAGATCAGGAATTTTACCAATGAAAGTATCATAACATCCACTGTATCATACTTAGAATGGTATGGACAGAAAAATATTACAGGAGACAAAGAGATTAAAATGCAAGCAGTACTTTACAGTAACGGAAATCAAGAGTGTGAACGTATGTCGTTTCTACTCAAAAAATTAGATGCACAAATTTTAGAATATAAACTAAACAATCATTTCACTCAACGTTCTTTTGAATCTGAATTTGGATCGGAAGCAACATATCCTCAAGTATCACTTGGTTATAATCACATTGGTAATATGAAAGAAACTTTGAAATATTTTAAGGACAGATTATTGATATGAATCCTGTTATTTTTATTGGGTGCTTTATACCCATAGTATTAATATGGATTGCAATTAAACTTATAGTTTGGATTTTTGCTATTAATAAGGAGAGACAATATATCGATGGGGTCAAAAACATATATATTATAGATCCATATGCGGATGTTGATGAAGAGGAGGAAGAATATGGAGATCTCACAGACTATCGATAAGATTAAATATAATATAAAGTTATATTAAAGTAATGGATAAGAAATTAAATTGGAATCTTTTGCATCAGTTTGTAAAAGAATTAGGTGAAGATGGTTATGATTATAAAATTCATCAAAGATCTTTATCAGATACAATCACTACACACAAGGAAATTGTGATAGAATATGGTATGAATGAAAAGAAAAATGATTAATCCAATTTCTTATGTAAAGAATACAAGAGTTTCTTATTCTAAGTTTTTAGAAAAAAATATAAAAGAAGTTCTAGTTCAATTTGATACAGAGAATCCTGCATGGATTCCCTATGATACTTTAATCGCAATAGATTGTATGAAAAATGCCAGCAAAGAAGAAACCTACTGCAACTCGCAAATCGAAGGTAAAGAGTTCGACAAAAGTCTCCAAGAAAAAAACTCTAACACCTGAACAAATGCATCCATTCAAAGCATTTCCTTATAGATTGGAATATAAAGATGGAAAAGAAGACCGAATCTGTCACTTTGACTGTGAAGAACATCAACAAAAACATATTAAACGATACAACCTCCGTAAAGGATCATACTTTACCGACACCCTTACCTAATGTTCTGAGTTTGGTCTTGCTTTTCTTATCAGTCTTTGGTATAATCTATGCAACGGACACATGAACATCTCTGCCGTTTTTAAGAATCTACAATGACTAAAAAATCAAAAAAGAACTCAAAAGGAGATACTTTTGAATGGGAGGAAACTGAAGAGGTCCGTAAAGCAGTGGAAAGACTGCATCAAACTATCCGAGAACTTGAATCTCAAGCACCTGATTATGGAGTTGGCAAATGAAACTACTAACACTTGAAGACTATCAAAAAGCAGGAGAAACATTCTGGCCTAAGTATTGGTATGTTGCCAAAGAACTGGGTGAGGGTGCAAAACCTGAAGATATTATCAAAGTAATGGAAGCAGTTGGTGGCGTTGCACTGAAACTTGCATTAGATGATAAAGATGGTCCATTTGGATTCCACAAAAAGAACGAGGATGGTAATGATTCAGACAGCAACTGATGAAGTAATTGTGCCAGAAGGTGCCGAACTTATTGACGAATGTTTTTATGTTTGGAAAACTCATTCAATAGTTGTATCTGGTGGAGGATCCTATAAGGACTTGTAATTATGTATTCTGAATTAAACGGTTTCGAGTTGGCACTACAACATTTTGGAACTAGGGTAGAAATCATTACTGCTATGGAAATATCAAATAAAATTACATCAGAAGATGCATATCAAATGATTAAATCTGAGATGAAAGAAATGAAAAAAGTTCGTAGGAAACAGAAAGATGACTGATTCTCTCAAAGTTCATCAGAATGAAGACGGTTCATTTGATCTTGAATGGGATAAAGATGACCCTAATTGGAGTTGGTTAAATACTATGACAAGTAAGGAAATTCAATCCATTATAAAAAAAGCAATTAGAGATGAAGTTGACTCCTATGAGTGAAGATGTTACTAATTCTCTAAAAGACTGGGAAGATTTTTGGAACTCTTATGATGAAGGGAGTTCTGAAAAATTTGTAGAGATATGGAACGAAATCGAAGAAATTGACCCCTTAACATCAAAAAATAGGGATTGACAAAAATATGAGACAAATGATATAATAAAAAAAATGAGACGAATATAAAATGATCACTGAACAAGTTAAAGACAATTTAATGGAAGCTGAGGGTTATTTAAGAAATGCCCTACACTGGGCGGCAAAAAATGAAAGGCCAATGGTTTGTAGTACTATTGCAGAAATGATTGGTAAAATAGAATCAGTCATACATACTGATGAAATTCTTGATAAACTTGAAAATCGTAAACCCGGAGATAGTGGGATGTTCGATTCATGGTCCAATGCTGATGAATAATTATAAATAAAATCTTAAATTCCTAGATAGTATTGGGTTCTAATGTTAGAATATCAACACACTGTAAGAAATCTATGACTTTACCAAGAAATGGCAAGAAATTGACTGAAATTGAGGAAAAAAGCATGAAAATTGCACTAAAAGAGACAGGTATTCGTGCAATTCACCCTGAAAGAATGGAAGCTCTTGCTCATTATTTGGTTCAGAAGGTAAAACATCAAAATAAATAAAAGGATAAAAGTAATAACACAATGGAAAATATCGAAACACATATTGAAAAAGATAAGAATATTTTGAATAATCCTACTACATCTCCTCAACAACGTCGTCATATTGAAGAAGAACTACATGATCTTGAGAAGTATGCTGAGCATCATAAAGAAGAGATTGAATCAGGAGATCATCATGATCCTACTACACTTGAGTTATATTGTGATAAGAATCCATCAGAACCTGAATGTTTGGTTTATGACGATTGATTGGGACAGTTGAAGAAGTGGTATAAGGGGTATTGATATCCTTTTTTTATGCTCTATAATAAGAGAGTCAAACAAACCACACCACACAATGGGCACACGTTCACGTATTGGCATTCAACTATCAGATGATTCTATCCTCTCTGTATATCATCATTGGGATGGTTATCCTGAGTGGTTAGGTCGTATTCTAAACACACATTACAATTCTAAGGATAAAGTAGAAGAACTAATTGATGGTGGTGATATGTCTTGTGCTTGGTCAAATGAGCGATGGACTGGTAAAGAATTAGCACCATACGTTACAGAGATTAAAGAACAAGAGGAATATGGTCCTCAATACTATTCACAACGCGGAGAAGATTGTCCCCCTCGTCTTGATAAGGACTTGTGCGAATATCTTCTCCCTGATAATAGTGAGGAGTTTGCATATATCTTCCGTAATGATCAATGGGTGTGTTATAATATGCACTCATTTGATAATACGAAACTACCAGAAGTTGTTTCAATTCCCCTTTATTCCTGACACCATGAACAAATTTGAATCCCCTGCTATGACTGCCCGTGCAACAATTAAGGTGAATGTATTAAAGAACACTTTTCTTCTATGTAAAAGATTAGAAGAAAACTTTAATGACAATTATCCTAATCGGGCAGGCAGTCGTCAATATAACGTAACAACAGGACGCAAATACCATAAGATTGTTGAAGGTGAAGGATCAGCACATGCCTTTGTAGATAAGAACACTGGCGAAATTTATAAACCGAGCGGATGGTCAGCACCTGCAAAAGGTGTGAGATATGATTTACGATTGATTGAAGATCGTGAATGGTTGCTTGAAAATGCTGATTGGTGTGGTAGATATCTTTATCGTTAAATTAGTTTAAGAAGTGTCCACTAAAGGGGTTGGATGCACTATAATATAAGAGTAGACAGAAGATACTGATTGGATTTACACTCAAATTCATGATGTTATAGAGGATGAATTGAAGAATATTGTTTTACCTTCTTACAACATCACTAACTAATTCAAACCATGACAGACCAAATTCAACTCACAACAGAACAGCAAGCATTATTTGACTATATCCAAGATATAATTGAATATGCTGATGAGGAATTGATTGAAGAATTGGATGATTATGGTATAGAAACTGTTGAACAGTTTGAGGATGCTTTTGCTGGTTCTTATAATGATGATACTTATGGATCACAATCACCAGAAGCACAGTTCTGTGAAGAATTAGTATCAGATTGTGGGTATCTTGAGAATGATCTTCCCTCATTTATTAGTAATTATATTGATTATCAAAAAATCTGGGATTGTGAATTGACTCATGACTATTTCACAATTGAACATAACAATACATCACTATTTTTCTCAAGACATTTTTAATGACTTCTAAAGAAAAACTATTATTTATTTCATCTTTTATCTGGTTTTTACATTGGGGAACATGTCTTACATCTTTCATAGTGGATACGGTTATTCTAGGATCATCTGTGAGGATATTGCCTTTTGGTTTTTGAATGAATACTTTCCAAGACATGAGATTACAGTAGAGATTGAGCATAAAGGTCTCAAACGTGATAAAGTTTTTGGGTATTGTGATGTTATCGGTGATTATTATCGTCCCCGACATTTTCTGATTGAACTTCAGTCACGTATGTCTAAGGAGTTGTATATAAAAACTCTTTTTCATGAACTGACTCACCTGGCACAGTGGATACGTGGTGACCTGCGGCACCGATATGGAAAATTGTGTTATTCACAAGAATTGGTTGAAAATTACGATTATTGGGATCAACCACATGAAATTGAGGCACGGGAGGAAGAAATAAGGTTATATGATCAGTGGTTAAATGAGAAACAAGTAGTGCCACCTACCAAACCGTCCATCAACCGTCCACAGTGCAGAATCATCTGCTATAATAACAAAGTAATCAAGGGAACCACCCATGACCACAACCACCTTTGCCGACTATGCTGCTGCTGCCGAGGCACGTAAGGATATTGCTGCCAAGGTTCTGGCACACTCCTTGGAGTTGTGTGAGGCACTGCGTCAGAATTACATCAATTATGCGATTCGCATGAGCAAAGTCTCCATGTCAATGGATAATGGTGTGGATAAAAAATACTATGAAGATCGCATTGCTAAACTT